CTTGCTGGGTGATACGGCAAACCATAGCGTTTACCTGTGCCACGGTCGGGCGCATAGTGCCTGTGGTTTCAATAAAGCCCATGCGCCGTAGGTCGGCGCATCGCTTCCAGCCGTGCAGGATGCCAGCCTGCGACGATGCTTCCTCGTCGGTCAAACCCATAATCGGGTTCTGGGCGTAGATGGCTAGTAGGCGCATAGCTTGTGAGCCGCGCTTTGGTGTGATGTGCTTCGCTCCGTTTACAGATCCTTGCGGGTCGGTGTTGCGGAACAGTGGCAGGTCATCGAATGGTGTCATTGCTCAGAATCCCAACGTATTGAAGTCGTCAATAATGCGGGCAACAATAACTGGGTCAGCGCCCAGCTCTGCGGCAATCTCATACGAGCAAAGGCCCTGCCAATGTCCCTCGAGTATCTGTGAATGGAAGTCGTCCATTACTGGCATTTGTGTTTCTCCTTGTGTGCGCCCTTGGCGGCGTGGTCATACTGTAAACAACTGTTTACACGATGTCAAGTATTTGCGAGTTCGCGGGTGGAGCCGGGGAGAAACCAACAACCCCACCCGCTAGCCCCTACGCAAGACCAAGCGCGTAGGTGGCGTCCTTATGGCTTCGGAATGGCCTTCCAAGCGGCTTGAAACTCCTCAGCAGATTTCCAGCTGTTCTCAATCTCAACGTGGAGCCATTTACCGCCGGGTGTGCCAGCGTTGTCTTGCGAGTTGAAGATCTTGATGCCTTTGACGCCTTCACCGCGTGAGCATCGGTAGCCCCGACCCCACGCTTTTGATTGCTGTGGATCTTTGTAGGCGTAGTCGTGTATTTCCGCTATGCGTAGTTCTTTGGTGTGGGCAATGAGCCAGTCAAAAGCGGCGACGCCAATCTTGCGGTCGGCGTAGCCCACGTCGCAAGCCCAGCCTGTGGCGTGCACTGACAGGTTCTCGGATCCGCGCATAGTGCGGTTCGCGTAAATGCCAAGGTTGCTAAAACCCCAGCGGGCTTTCATGTTTTTCACGAACTGCTCAAGCACAGGGCTGGCTTTTTTGCCGTTCCAAGAAGGGTAAAAGGGGTATTTACGGGGCACTTGGCGGGTCCTTCGGCTTGTCCTTCAGGCCGTTGCCCGCAAGAAGTCCGATAAGTCCACCGGCAAGGGTCATCAGCATTGGTGACAGCACTGCCCATGCTTCGGAGTCGTTTGGTGCTTGCTCGAGTGGCTGGGTGACGAATAGCAGACCGTAGATCAGCGACACGATGGCTGCCACAAATGAGAACGAGAGTGCTACGCCGACAATAAGGATGAGTCGGGCTTTGATTTCTTCGTTTGTCATGCGGTTTTCGGGTTTCATTGGCATCGTCTTTCTAGTAGGCCGTCGGCGCGGGTGGTTTCGCAGTTTTCGCGTATGCGGTCTGCGCAGCTACTCAGCGCTAGGCAAAGGCTCAGGCTCGCCAGTAACTTGCAAATAGTTCGCGGCTTCTTCATCTGTCATCTCCCGTGTTTCTTCACCGATAAGGATTTCTGGGTTGTTCATTTTCAGTTCCTAATTCCATAGATGCGGATAGTTCCGCCTGTCAAGGTTCCCGCTGATGGGTAGTAGGTAAAGCCAGTGTTTGCGCCTGTGGCGATTGACCAGCCACCCATGGTGCCAGTGCGGGACGATGCACCGAGACAGTTGAACGAGCCGAAGAAGTTTGTGTTAAGTGCTTTGTTGGGGTTGTTGATGTTCATGACAAGGCTGAAGTCGCCCGTATCGACATAGCCCACGACCGTGAAGCCAGTGAGCGCTCCAAAGGCAGAGCCAACAACAGTGGCCACGCCAGCAGTTTGATGGATTGTGTTTGAGTAGTAATTGTTGCCAGTGTCCACGTTCAGTGCTAGGCGTAGTTGTGCGCCTGAAGATGAAGCCACACCGCCCGTGTAGGTAACGATGTAATTGTCGTAATCCGACGAAAACGCGCCAGTTACGACTGCTGACGCAACACCAGTGCCGACAGCCTGCGACTTGACCAGCCACAACCCGACACCATTCATGTCGCTGGCGTTCAGCACGTCGCCACTAGCAAATACAGGGAAACTCATAACATCATCCTAAAAGGTCAGTTCCACCCACGGTGGATTGGTTGAGAATAAATACCGCAGCCCAACGCGCCGACCCTTCAAGCGTCGTTACCCAACGCTCAGGCGTGACCGAGTGCGCAATACGAGACGTCAGCATCGGCGTGGTAATTGCATTGCCAGACGGTGGAGTGACCTGCAAAGTAAACCTGTCAAACAGCTCGAGCCCGAGCGTCGAAGCCCACGATGCGGTAGGCGACAACACAACCGACACCGGTGACGCCTTGGCGTATACATTCCCGCCCCAGCCGTTTACGATGTTTGCGATGTCAACAGCGTCAGCCAACGTGGCGACCTGTGTTTCGACGTACTGTTCCGCTTCGCCGTAGGTGGTGACACTGCTCGAGTTGGTCTGGATGTAAACACCGCCGCCACTCATCTGCACATTGGAGACGTTGCGCATTGAATCGCCGTCGTACTGCAGCTGTACTTCTGTGCCGATAGACAACCCGCCCGAACCGTACGTCTGCTGAGACACAATGGAGTTGGTCTGGGTGCGGATCTGGGATTGGCTGTACATGGTGACGGTGCCAGCCTTGGTGACGAAAAGCGGAGCAAACTCAGACACCGCAACTTTGCCTAGTTCTGAGACGGCCGTAGGGGCGTCGTTTGTGATGTCCAGCACCGATGACGCAGGCGACGCTGGAACGCTCGTTAGGGACGCGCTGAAGGGTGTCTCAGCGATGATGCGGTTGAAGCGGGCGCTGGTGGTTTCGGGAAACACCGCTTTAGACCTGCGGATAATTTCCTGCACTGTGGCTTGAGCAATAAGGCCCGTCCAGACGCACACCTGTTGAAACTGTCCCGTACCAAGGGCGACATTCTCACCGACGATGATGATAATGGCTCCGGCCGTTGCACTCGTTGTCGCACCGATAACACCGTCGACCATTAGGACTAATGCCTTGCTGGTGACGTTGAATGAGAAAGTGACGTGACTTGGTTGCGAACCGTCGTAAGTGTTAGACGATGTATACGTTCGGGTCAAGCCCGCAGCTTGGTCTTGGATAGTGACAACGTATTGCCCTGTGTTTGGATCCCAGCCGATGGCCCATCCGTATGCACCCACTGCACCGCCTGTGGTTGCAGAAGTGGAATCCATAACGGCCCACATTGAGACACTGAAATCGGTATTTGCTGCGGTGGTCGCAAAACCTGACGTGCCTGCACTTGAAACGGCAGCCTGTATCGAGTTACCTGGCAAACCTGGTGCGAGTTCACCGCCGTTGATAGCGGTGGCGGACGCAGTGATGTTCAGTGGAATGGACCCGTAATCCTTGAGTGTGCTAGTGCCTGTGTACGGGGTAACGGGTTCATCGCAGGGGTAGTAGTGGCGTGGCGACTGGCTGAGAATGTAATCGCGTGACCAGTCCGCAGGGAGCGACGACGAGCCAAGCAGCTGCAAAGCGTCAAAGCAGAACAAGGTGACAGTCGAGTCGGTGCCTGCGTCGGTCCACTCGGGTGGCCACCCGGCGATAAAGCCACGGAACACGTCGTAGGTAGTGCTTGCGTGGGTGGCGCGTATACGGATTTGGCGACGCGGAAGCAAATTGCCGTAGTACGGTCCTGTCGTGTTGAACGGGTCAAAGCGTCGATCACGGTTGGACAGGGTTACCGTTGCGGAGCCGTCAGCCTGCAAAGTCCAGTCGTCGGGGACGCCTCGAGAGATGTCCATACCACGCACATAAGCGGTCACGTCAGTCCAAGTGGGCGACACCACATAAGGGCCGTCTGTAAACGCAATCTCGACAACAGGCACCGGGTACGCCATTAGCGTCCACCGCTTCGGCGTTGCCACTGGCGCAAAGCAGCGTCAACGTATTGTCCGATGGCTGCGCGGTCACCGACTACGCCCATCATGTTGATGGTTACTTGAGCGTTCTCAGGGTTACGACCCGGCAACCTAAAGCCCGGCATAGTGGAAAGGGTCGGAGCCTGTGGGACGCCAAAGCCTTGGATTGGGCTACCAGTCAGTTGACCAGTAGCGCGAATAAAAGCGTTACCAGTTGCGTAATCAGTAATAGTGGCACCAATGTTGAAGTATTTGCTAAGCGTGTTGAACTTCATGATTAGGTCGTTCAAAGCTCGACCAGCAGCGTTCAGTTGGCCGTTGTTGCCATACAGCAAATTAGTAAGAATGTATTTCAACTCGGCAAAGGCTCCAGCGACGCCGTCTTTGCCAAACGCGTCAGCAATCTGAATCCCGTATTCCGCTAGGCGCTTCAGGTACGGCAAAAGTGCAGCACCTAGCGACTCCTTTAATTCGTCAACTGTGATACGGAACCGAGCCATCGTGCCCTCAAAAGTTTCAGCGTTAGCCAAAGCCGACCCGCTAAACCGCTTTTCAAGATCCTTCTGGATGTCGTTGAAAGACATTGCCTTGAGTTGGGCTTTGTCGTAGCCAAGACCAAGACGAGTAATTGCCGTATTAGATCCGTCAAAACTTTTGGACAGGGCTTCAACGATTTGCTTTAGGGGCTTACCGGTCGCCGCAGACACATTGAGCGCCAAATTAAGCAAACGCTGAGCCTTGTCAAAGTCACGAGTCGAGCGAATAATACGGGCATACGCAGGACGCAACTCATCATCGGCCACACCGACAGCGCGCTGGGTCACGTCAATGTAATCCTCAACCGACGCAATCTGGGCATCCGTAGCCTTAGTAGACGCACGAATAGACAGCGCTAACTGCTTCTGGGCTTTCTCATCGTCGGCAGCCATACGAGCAAACCCGACAAGAGCCTGCCCAGCCTGAAACGCAGCTGCACCCAACGCAGCAAAAGCCGCAGCGCCAGCCAAAGCGCCAGCCTTAAGAACGAACTTGACCTTGTCGCTAGCCGTCTCCAGTTGCTTAAAGGACTTGATGGCTTTTTGGATGCCCTCGCCCGCAAACGTAGTAATGATTGGGATTTTGATAGCCATCAGATTTCTTTCTCGACTTGCTTCATAACCTTGCGGATCAGTTTCTCGGTTTCGGCTAACACGGTTTCGGCGTGGCGCTCATAAGCCTTCCACAAGAAACGACCCGGTGTGCCGTAACGCTGATTCAACGCGCGCACCATCTCTTTACCCTTTTCGGTGGGTACAGGACCACTACCCGACATTTCAATAGCAAGGGCGTCGGCTGCTGTCCACTTGATACCAAACGAAGCAAGGTCAGAAACATAAGCGTTGTATTTGCGTGGCTTCTTACCCGACACGAACGGTTTGATAGCCCGGTCAGACTTTGCGTTGTTCCACGGAAAAATTGGTGCCACTCGACGGGCTTTCCACGAGTAAGCCATACCAGACAGTGGTGGCTCCGTAGGAGTGCTAGCGCGAGCCTCCTGCACGACCGTAGACACAATCTGGGCGTAGTCCTTGGTTACCTGCCGACGCGCTTTCTTGTCAATGCTGTTGAGAGCACGCAACGCTTCTTTCACTCCGACCATCTCAAGCTGGGTTTCGATTGCGTTAGGCATCTAGCCCTCCTTCATGTCTTCGGCTGCCTTTAGCACTGTCGCCAGTGTGTCTAGGTCAAATGGTATGTCAGGAGGCCAATACCCTGTGCGAAGTAGCAAAGACGCTAGTCCGTAGTTGTATGTGCCTCGGTCGTAGGGTTTACAGGTTCGTTGTCCACCACTTCAATGTTCTCGAGACGCTTGACGTATTCATCAAAGACAATGGGTACGGAGATGCTGTTTTGTTTACAGCACTCCCACGCCATGAACGCTAGGTCCTCGACTCCGATGCCTTCGCCCAGCTGTGACGCCTTGCGCTTGAACTTGCGTTCCCAAGCCACAATCACGCCAAGGTTGGTCGTGACGGTGTAGTGCTGGTCACGCTCGGTGACTTGCAATGTGAGTTTCATAGTTTCTCCCTATGTGTTGGATCAGGTGATGTCGCGTGCCCAAGTGCCGCCGACCCAGTTTGCGGTCACGGTTGCCATCTCACCCACGGTGGAGTTGATAGGCGTAAACGACGCAAGCATTGCGTTGGTGATTGTGTACTCAGGGTTAGACGCCGACTCGGTCGTGCCCGATGGGCTGATGACGAGTGTGGTGGTACCGAGACCGACCATCGCTGCAAGTGCTGTTTCCACTTCCGACGTGGCACCTGTGCCACCGTACGACAAGAAGAAAGTGATGCTCACGTCAACCGACTGAAGACCCGGTGCGAACTTGTGGCCCGTGTCGCCGAAGGCTGTGATCTCGAGCGAGTCGGAGCCGATGGTGAGTGTGCACTGGTTCGCTTGGTCAGACAAGTCATAGGTGGTGGCACCTTGAGTGATGTTGATGGTCGCGTTGGACAGGAAAGTTGTAGTTGCCATGGTTAGCTCCTTTTTACAGCAATGGCTACGGATAGGTCATACGTCGGTAGGTCTTGCCCGCCGACACTCGCTAGACCGGGTCGTAGATCAGTAACCGCGATGGTGCTGTTCATGATTTGGTCTGCGATTTGCATGAGATAGTCGCCCGCATCTTGGTTGCCCGGGGGTGGGGCCAAGACGCGTAGGCGCAGCTCAATGTCACCCACGTTGTATGTAAACGCGGTGACAGTGGGCAATTCAATAAGAACGGAAAGCGGGCGGGCGTTACGCGGGTCAGTAATCGGCACAAGACCCAAAGCCGTAAGGGCGGTTTTGCAGGCCGTTACAGCGTCATACAGGATGCCCGACGATGACATTACGCAACCTGCGCTCTGCCACAGCCGAGTAACTGCATAATGCGACCCAACGTCGCCGATGGTGAAGCACCAATAGCCATTGAGTCAAACGACGCGAACGAGTCCACTGAGCCGCGCTCGCGGTAAAGCGTTGCGGCATACATAATGGTCCCGAGTTTGACGTCGGCGCTAGGCACCGTGGTCATCGAGTCGATGTAACCAGCCTCACGGCGCTTGCGATAGCACCAAGCGTTGCTGGCGTTTACACAAACAGTGACGAACGCTGTGTCGTTAGCGGTGGCAACGTCAATGCCAAGCCATGAAGTGACATCGGCTGCGACAATCCACGACACCGACTGCGTATACGTCAAAGTGCCAGACTCGGCCTCGTATGCAACGTCGGCTCCGTTGTTTACATAGATGACTTGGTTTTGACGTGGGATGTCATAGTCGAAGACCAGATACCCTTCGTTGTCCACGCCGTCTAGGTAAAACGGTTCGGTTGAGATAACTGTGGCTGTGGCGTTGAACCCAGTGAGTGCAACAGCTGCAACCGTG